CACTCAAGAGCAGAACAGTAATCAACATTCTCATCAGGTTGGACAACCCAGACGAGCTCCTTGACGGGGTGATTGAAGTTAAGCTTGATCTTGTTACTGGAAGAACCGACAGATTCATCACCTGTGAATTGAAGTTGCTCAATGAGGTACTCGTGGGGGTTTTGAGCCATTCTGCGTCTCTCATCGGTGTCAAGGAAGACATAATCGACATAGAGGGAGGCAGCTACAAGAGATTGATTGTAGGCAGTTGTGACCTTACCATTAACAGAGCACTCACCAAGAGAGGAGACGGCCCATAAGCATTCATCAATGGGGCGGATGTCAAGGTTGATCTTGACCTCGTGGTATTGAAGAGCGATAAGGGGAAGGGCGAGTCCGGGGTTACGGCAGTACCAGAATTGGAAAGGAACATAAAGAGTTGTCTCAGGGAGGGCGTTACGGGGAGCGCACACTTGACGGGGAGCGTTGGATTCGCAAGGTCCGTCAACATCATTGAAAGAAGGATCAGTGATGAATGTGAGTTGTGTGGTGTTTCCGACCATCTTGTAGTATCCGCGTTGTTGCTCAGATGTAAGAGTAAGTTGGTTCCAGATGTGCATCCAGTCACCATATTGACGGTCAATTCTTTGGCCACCAATCTCAACCTCAACTTGAGAGATGAGTTGCTCTCCGGGGAAATCTAACCAACGAGCATAGACACCCTTGGCTCCGGATTGATTCGCCATTTGTTGATTGATCTCAGGAAGAGTTACTTGAAGGTATGTTCTGTAGGCAAGATCACCATTTCTGGAGATTGTGCATGTAACACGGCGGCCGAAATCGGCTTGACCGTTAAATGTTTGTTCTATGGATTCCATAGCAAAGTTTGTGTGGCGTCTATAAGAGACTTTCCAGAAAGTAATTTGAGGGTTACCCGTAAGATATACATCTTGGGCACCGTAAGCTACGAGTTGCATTAATCCACCTCCCATGGTTAGTTATATTATTGCTAAACATTTTTTTTTTTGGAACTTTTAATTAGCACTACATATAATTATTTAATTAAATTGATATTAAAATTCTCCTTGAGGAATGTATGTATGTAATTGTTCGAAAAAAATTCTTTTTTCCCTTCGTGATTTTTAATAAAAATGTAATTATCTGTGGATTTTTTGATAGTCCATCCATTATTTAGAACATTATATAAAAAATATAGTATATATTTTAAAGACTCATTATCGTCATCAATATAATTATGTTGAACATACATACCTTCGCATATAATAATTTTACAATCATTTTTTTTTAAAATATAACTGCTATTCTTTTTATTAATCTTCCAATCTTCATCTAAATATTTGTGTAAATAATTCATTGTTGTAAATAATGATGGATTTAATTTATTAACATCAAAATTGTCAACGAGGATATTCATTGTTAAATAGAGAGAAAACATAAATCAATATATAACTTGAAATAGATTTTGAATGAAATATGTATTAAACATAAAAATATTATTTTATTATTAAAATATGCCATCATTTAAACATAAAACGAATAAAAAAATTATTTTGGATGAAAAAACAATTACTACACTTGATGGCAAACATAAAGAAGTCGAAAAAGAATTTGGAAAGGAAAAAACAGAAATACTTCCGGAACTAAGAGCTAAAAGAAAACATTTGACTAAATTATTGGACAGTGGAAATACTAATATTGAACAAGAATTAGAAATTAAAGATACAATTAAAGACATCAATATACAAATAACGGAAATTAAAATTAAAAAAAAAAAATATTACCTAAACAATAACAAACATATTTTCGATTATTTTGAAAATAAAAAGGAGGTTTCTTTGGACAATAATAAGACTAAAATACTTAATTCATTTTTTAAAATAAAAGAAGAGGAAGAAGTTATACACGATACGAAAAATAACGACACTATACGTCAATATCTATCTAATTTGGATGAAACATTTATTGATGTGAATAAATATATTTTTGAAACCGATATTTGTCAATATTGTAAAAAGGGTGAATTGATTCCAATTGATCACGAAGGAATAATGGTATGTAACAATTGTCATAAACACGTTCAATATTTGGTTGAGAATGAAAAACCGTCTTATAAAGAACCTCCGAAAGAAGCTTGTTTTTATGCATATAAAAGGATTAATCATTTCAGAGAGATATTAGCACAATTCCAAGCAAAAGAAACGACACAAATACCCGAGGAAGTATTGGAAAATATTAAAAATCAAATTAAAAAGGAACGAATCGAACTTGTCGCTTTAAATAATAAAAAAGCAAAGGAAATTTTGAAAAAACTTGGCTACAATAAGTATTATGAACATATTCCCTTTATAAAAGATAAATTGGGAATAAAACCACCTGTTATGACACCTGAATTAGAAGATTCTTTGTGTAATCTATTTATGGAAATACAAGGACCTTATGCCAAATTTTGTCCAGATGATCGTGTTAATTTTTTAAATTATTATTATACTGTTTATAAATTATGTGAGCTATTAGATCAAGTGCAATTTTTACCATACTTTCCCATGTTAAAAGATAGGGAAAAGCGAATAGAACAAGACGAAATATGGAAACAAATATGTGAGGAATTAAACTGGGAATTTATTCCTACTATTTAGTTTTTAACAATTTAACAATTTAACAATTTAATTAATATTAGTATATAATATATTTATGGTATTCAGCGAAGATGTTAATTCTCATTTGGAATTTTCTGATAAAATGTATATTCCTGAATCAATTTTAATTGAATGGTTTAATTTATCAGCTATTGTAACAACATCTAGTTTAATTTTTTATAAAATGGCAAGAGACGGCGTATTAGGGAAAGTCCATCCACATATAGCAAAGTTTATAGCAATTGGTCTTATATTAGTATCCATATTTTATATGTTATCCTCATTATCACCTTATTACCAAAGAATGACTTATTTAGCACTTACGTGTAAGAAACTAAAAAAATGTCCTGATGACCAAGTGGATCATATTACACAAATCAAAAACGTTTACTTATTATCTGGAATATTCACATCATTCATTCAAATTATTATAACATATTTAATCATTGTAACAGTTTAATTATAAATCTAGATCTAATAAATCGCCTACCATAATAGTTGGTTTTTCTATATTAAATAATTTCTCTTGTAGAAATTTATTAATAGTATTTAAACGGATTGTTTCAATTTCCATTCTACCTATAATTTCTCTCTGCTGTTTAACAATAGCTTTCAATTCTATACATTCTTTATAGTGATTGTTTTTCTGTGCAGTTAAAATATCTATCCACCTTTTATGTTTCACCGAATGTATATGTTGCTTAAATTTAGGTCTTGAATCATATACATGGTCATTTCTAGAACCACATGGACATCTGATTCCATAATTAATAAATGGTGGGCACATATCTATATAATTTCCATCGTTATTTATAATGGGACAATATATTTCAAGTTCTACAGTAATATCCATAATTAACAATAATATACTTTATTTTATTATTGTTAATATCATTCAATTTTATTATTTATATTAAAGGCAAGTGGTCTGAAAAATAATACTTGTTACTAGATATGGATCACAATTAGAACTGGGTCGTCTGTCTTCAAAATAACCTTTCTCATCCTTTATAGTATCGACACCTCTTCTAATAGATGCACCACGATTTCCATTTCCATCAGTAAATTTATCATACGATGCTGTTTCATGCTCTCCTGTCATTCGTTCTTCATTTCCAGAACCATAAACCTTCATATGTTCGTCGTGTTTTTCTGACAATTTTACAATAGCCTCATTAATATGCTCTAGTCCTGTTTTATTTTCAGTCCCTTCCCTCATATTTACTGTGCTAAAATTGGTATGGCAACCAGAACCATTCCAGTCCCCTTTTAAAGGCTTGGGTTCAAAATTGATACCTACATTATGTATCTCTCCAATTCTTAGTAGAATATATCTTGCCATTAGAAGATGATCACCCGAATCAATACCAGTACAAGGACCTACTTGAAATTCCCATTGTCCAGGAGCAACCTCGGCATTAATTCCAGAAAGTTTAACACCACATTCTAGACATCTACTAAGATGTTCTTCTACAACGTGTCTTCCAAATATATTTTCACAACCAACACCACAATAAAATTGTCCTTGTTTATCATTCTCATTAAATCCAAGAGGTAAATTTGTGTGGGGATTAATTAGAAAATATTCTTGCTCTAATCCAAACCAAGGTTCTTCATCTAATTTTTGATTGAAAATATTATTTGCATTGTGTCTAGTATTATTAAATAATGGTTCTCCATCAGGAGTATATGTATCACATATGACCATATAGCTTCCTCTCGGGGTCCATGGATCTTTAAATACAGCTCTGGGTTTAATAATAATCTCTGATTTTGTTCCAATTGCCTGATTTGTAGAACTTCCATCATAATTCCAGTCTGGAATATCATCTAATTTGATACATTCTTGAGTACGAGACTCCACAACTCTTATTTTACTTCTTAGTTGTCCATTTCCACCAATCCAAATATAATCA